AACTGAACCAACTGAATCCCACATAATACATAATGAATAATCTAAATCACCTTTTTCTTGTGCATCTAACAAATCATTAATGTAATCTGTAATTTGTTCAATGTAATCAAAGTTATTATTAAAGATATAAAAACCATCCCATTCTAACTCACCTGTTTCTGTATCAACAACTTCATCACATTCAAACCCCATTAGTTTTGCGTGTTCAAAGGACCATTTTTGTTCAGTAATAATGAATACAGGAAGGACTCCTTTCTTTTGAGCATCAACCGCAGTCTTTACTAATGCAGTTGTCTTACCTGTATCACTATGTCCTAAAAACATATTGATGTGTCCCATTGCTGGTCCCGGTAATCCAACAGCATCTAAGAATGGTTCACCCAAATCAAAAAACCTTTGTGGTTTATATTTTGCTGATGTGGAAAACTTCTTCTTTAATGAACTAAAATCATTCTTTTTAATTGCCATTTTCTTCTCCTTTTTGTTCATTTAAAACTTTTAACATGTCTTCAGTGATTTCAAATTTCTCATCTCTTTTAACATTATACTTGTAAATTGTTTCCAACATTTCAAGTTTATCTTTTGCGTTTGTCATCTTTTCAACAAACTTATCCATTTCTTCTAAATGTTGTGGGTGTTCACCAATACCAACGGGGTTATTAAAATAAACTAATAGTGTCGCTTCGGCTTCAGCCATTTCTGACCTATATTTCAAGGTCAGGGCTTCATACATTTTTTCTGATATCTTATTCATTACTTAAATATTAAAATGGTAATTCTTCTGATGGTTCATCATCTGCTTGTGGGTCAACGATTGGTGTATCTTCTTTTTTTGCTCCACCTAAAGAAATCTCAGCCTCATCTCCGTAAACATATTTTTTAAGTTCGGAACTCCACATTGGTGTTTCTCCTACGGCTACGGCCTCTAAATACTCAACAGGTTTTTTAGAATAAACATCTTTCCAAGTTAACTCATCTTGTAACCAACCTTCCATGATTTCTTTATCTGTGTGTACAGGTGCTGGATCATCATACATAATTGTTTGAACAACTGTATATTCTTTTCCTTGTGGTGTTTTTGCTTTTGTTAATTCAATAATAAGGTCTCTTCCTTTTTCTGAATCTGTAACATCTCCTTTTGCTTTCCAAATAGGGAGGATTTTATCTAACACACCTTCTTGTTTGTAATTGTGTTTAAATCTCCAAAATTTAACTCCGTCTTGTTCGTTATCTCTATCAATAACCTTTACAATGTAAAATAAACGTGAACGGTATTGAGATGCCAATTCTTTATCTTCTTTTTTACCTGTAGAAATTAATTCGTTATAAACTTCAGTAAGTGGTGATCTTTCGTTGTCATTTTTTTCAGGGTCGTACAACTTAACCCACTGCCCATTTACTTGAATTTCGTGATACCAAACTTCAACAAATGGTGATGAGCCGTCTTTTGTAGGTAAAACTCTGATTCTTTTTTGTGCAGATTTTTCATTTTTTTGAAGAATTGCTGAAAAATACTTTTTCATTCTGTCTTCTTGTGAGATGTTTTGTCTCGGTGAACCACTTGGTTGTGAGTTCTTTTCGTACTGTGCAAGTACTGCGTCAATTGAATTTGCCATAGATTTTTGTTTTTAATTTTTAACTCTTTTATCTATAACAATTATAAGTGAATTTGGTAGAATGTCAAATAAAAAAGGGACCTTGTTGGTCCCTTATATTTTTATAAAAATCTACGTCTTCTTTTGTAATTTTCTTTTATATTTTCTTCATCTTCTTCTGAATCATAAATATTAAAAGTTTTTTTAATTTCATTAGGTGAAAAACTTTCTACATCATCGGAAGTTAAAACATATTCATTTTTACCTGACTTTTCCATGTCCATTTTTTTATCATCAAAAAAATCTGTTAATTTTTGATTGTATGGGTAAGAATCTAAAGATCTTAACTCTAACTTTTCTTCAGGTGTTTTTTCTCTATATTTATCAAATTTATTTTCTAAACTATCTATTTTATTTAAAAGTTTATCCATGTTTTCCAACTTAGATGTTAAATCATCTAATTTTGAAAAAATACTATCCATAAATTCTTCTTGTTTAGATTTAATTTCTTGTTGTGCAGTTACTAAATCAGTAATGTCAATTTCTTCGGTTTCGTCCTCACCTTCTCCTTTATCTTCTCCTCCAACTTCTTCAACGTCAGGATCATTTGGTACGTCAACAGGTTCCGGTATTTCTTCTCCGCCTGCTGGTGGTGCACCTGCGTCTCCTCCCGCCGGTGGTGCTCCCGCTGCGGGATCTCCAGCTGGCGGCACTCCTGCGGCTGCAGGATCTTCGGCAGGTGGCGCACCTGCGGCTGCAGGGTCTTCAGGTGGTGGTGGTACATCACCTTGTTCTTTGATTATGTAATTATTAATTTGATTAAATCTTCTGATCTCTGCTAGTATTTTTGATTCTAAATTCATTTTGTTAAAAAGTTTTAACCATTCAATAATGTTTTAACTCCCGTAGGTGTCTCAACTTTTAATGTTCTGTTTGTTTTTACGGTATTGTCGTATCTTTCAATAAGCCCATCTTTCATTCTAATTGTATAACAATCACCAGTATCTAAATCACAAACTTCTTTATATCCATTTTCTGTTTGTCTTTCTGTTATACGAGTATCTTTTCTAAGATATTCGTCTAAAATTCTTTTTACGTTCATAGTGTTTAATTTTATATATAAATATATGCTTATTTGTAAAATTTAAAAATAATTTTCAGCAATCTTAACCACGTTAATATAGGAATCAAATGAGTCTTGTGTAATTGTTCCCTTACTTAAATTTAAATCTATGTAGTTTTTGATGTATTCCGCGTTTAACTGTTCAATAACATTAGGGGTTGCCGGATCATCCGCAATTAATATTCCTGCCTCCCATATTGTTATTACAAATTCTGAAATACCACTATAAAACGCGTTTTGATCATTACCATTTAACTCAATCAATCTTGGTAGTACTAATATTGGTTGGGTCAAATATGAAGATGCAATTTTTATAGAATCGGTTTCGGCACTAAACGAAAATAATGGTGTCGGCACGTCTGAGTTATTAACACAAATTAATTCTGAAAATTCAGGTCTATTTCCATTATTTTTATTTACCGCATTTATTTCAAAATAGTTATTATTTAATGGCTCAATTGTTCCTGAACTTTCAGATTGGTTTAAAGGTCTTGTCAATGCAATCGTAAATAATGTTATTTTTAAATTTCTATCATTTTGATTATTTGTTGGTCCTAATGTATCATTTATCAAAACCTTTAAATCTTCAAAAGTTAAAGTTTTTTTATCTACTTGAACAAATGGGAATGTTTTATAATCAGCATTTACTATTTGTTCACAAGCACTTTGATCTGACAATAAACCTTCTTTTTCTAGTTTTTGTTGTTCTGGATCTAATATTGATTCATAATTTTCAGGTTGTCCCTCTGTGTTTTTTCTTTCTAATATTTTTGCTTTATATTTTTGTAAGTAATTTGCCTTAACATATGTTCCTAAACTTTCAGGTTGTGGTAATGCGTATTTAGGCATTCTTGAACCTGTAAAATCAGTCGTAAATTCACCACCACTACTTAACTGATGACTTACCTTAAATATTAGATATGGTCCATAAAATAAAGGTACATGTCTTAAATTAAAATACATCATAGGTTGTATCATTGCATTAGACATACTATTCACAGTACATGTATATGATAATGATTTGTAAAACGAATATAATGAAGCGGTTTGTTGATTTATTCTATCACCACTAGCACTATTAGCCAAATTATCTCTAACCATAAATGTTGCCGCTGTGTTTTTTTTGTCTTGCATCCCAACACTTATATTTTTAAATATATTTTGATTTCTTATACCAAAGTCAACATTAAACCCTACCACTTTATTTGATAAAGATTTATTTTGTTTACCGTCTTGTTTTCTGTTTGGGTTTGTTGTTGGATTTCTAAAATCGTAACTATCATCTCCGTATAATACAAAACTGTTATCATTTTGTCTTGGTTTTTCCGATTCTTTACCTGTGTAAACACATAAAAACTTTGCTGTTGAATTTATATAATCTACGTTTGTCCAAGTACCAAATAAACTATTAGCCGGATCAATGTCTACCGCTTGAGGATTTTTTGATGGGTTTTGTATACCATAAAAATTAATGTAAGCCGGTAAAGAAAAAAAGATCATGTTACTACATAACTCCAACAAGTAACCAATTATTGAATATATATCGGTTCCTCCGTCACTTTTAAAAAGATCTCTTACGTCTTCTAAATTTATTTGTATCTTATCTCCAATATCATTATTTGCGGTATCATGAAATAAAAAATCTTCAAATAGTGTTT